CTAAATTATCAACACCTAATTTTTCTCCATCAAACATATCTCTAAACAAAGGTACATAGTTAGGATATTTTTTTATTAATCCTTCATAGGTATCACCTGTTATAATTTCAGCATCACGTAAATTAGTAAGTAATTTTTGATTATATTCAACTAATCTTTGTTGTGCTAAATCCATTTCAGGTGAAGCATATTTATTAATAATTGCATCTGCTTCTGCATCAGTAAAACCTGATTTAATTGGATTTCCATCTTTTCCTAAAGTTTTATTTACATCTTTAACATGTTTTGCTAAACTATATTGTGCTAATTCTTCTACTGTATATCCTGCTTTTTGTACATCATCAATAATAGGTTTTAAACTTTTATTTATAAAATTATTAGCACTTTCTGGTGTTCCTGAAAATAATCTTAATTGTTTATAAAAAGAATTATCAGCATCACTAAGACCATCTCTATCAAAAATTTTATAAAATTCTTTTTGTCTTTTATCTGCTTCTACTCTTGTTATTACTCCATTTTCAAAATCTTTTTCAATATTATTTCTTATTTCATTTGTTAAATCTTTATCTAAATTATATGCAGGTCTGAATTTATCAACAAAATTGGTTAAATAATTATCTACTTTCTGTGACCATGTTTTAGGTTCTTCTGTTTTACTCTCCCATGATATTTTTTCATTAAAACTTTCAGGTGAATTTAATTGTATTGAATCAGGAGCAGGAGGTTTTTTTAAACTTTTCCATTCACCAACACCTTTCAATACTCCACCTAAACCACCAAATAAAGCAGCATCACCTATTGCACTTCCTACAATATCACCAAAATCACCACCAGCAATAGTTTCATCTATAGCACCATATCCAGCACCAGCAATAGCATCCCTTTTCATTGCTTGCCCTACTTTACCAGCAAAAGTTGTAGCAGGTTTTTGTCCAAATTTCTTTAATATTAATTCTGCACCTTTATCTAATTTTGATATAGGTATTAATGAACCTGCTAATTCTCCTACACCTTCAGTTACATTTCCCACAAAACTTTTTGATTCTAAATTTTTCTTTTCTTCTTCTCTTGATTTAATAGCATCATCACCAAGTTTAGAAGTTAAATAATCAAAAAGTTTTTCAGAACCACCAAAAGTTACACCTTCTGCTACAGCATCATTAAATTTTAATGGTAGATTTATTAAATCTTTTCCTACATTCTTACCAAAATTTAATATATCTGAACCTGAAATTTCTGATAAATCAATTGGTTTAGTACTCCAAGGTAAAAATCCTCCTAAGTTTTTATCAAATTTTTGATAACCAGTTAATTCCTTTTTCTTTTTAATAGTAGGTTTAGTAGTATTATTCATAGTAGGAGTAGAATCAACTGTACCAATATCATCAAAAAACCCACCCCCACTATTTAATGATGTATCACCTCCTATATCATCAAAAAAACCTCCACTATTCATTTCATTATTACTATCACCAATATCATCAAAAAATCCCAAAATCTCACCACCTATTTATATTATTCTACACCATAAACATTTTCATCTATATATTTCATTAATGTTGGAATAGCTACACCTGCACGAGCAAAAGTATCTGCTTCACTTTGAATAATTTGTTTAATTTCTTCTGCACTATATTGTTGAGATAATTCATTTATTCTAGCATATGCTTTTGCAGTAGCAGCATTTTTAGCTTGTGTCAATTGAGTACCTTTCATATCAGGTGAATATGATTGATATAAAGGTGCTAATTCTCCAGCTTTTCCTTTAAAGAATTCAGAAGGTTTAACATTTTTACTTTGGAAGAACATATTTACTGCATCCTGTGGATTAATACCTGCCTTTTGTGCTTCTACAATCCATTCAGGGTCAGCTAAAGCAGATTTTACTGCATAGTATCCTGGATTTTGTAATCCATTTTCCATATTCTCATTGTATCTATTATTTATTTTCTCAAAATAATTTGCTACAGCCTGATTCTGTCTTTCTCCTGCTGTTAAATTACTTTGTCCTGCACCAGAAGCACGTAAAGTATCATTGTTTAATTGTCCCTCTTGATACATTCTTTCCCATGTTTTACTGCCATCTGGCATCATACCAGTTAATCCAATATTTTTATACATGATTTCTAAATCTCTCTGGTCTTTTTGATTTTTCAATTCTTGTTCTTGTAAATTTCTTTGCCATGTAGGACTACCATTCCACATTTGAGTCATTCCAGCTTCTGACAATAACCTTTGAAAAGTAGGATTTCCATTCCATTCTTGAGTTAATCCTGCTTCGGCTAATTTATTTGCAAATGCTTGTTGTTCTGCTTGTGTATTCATCTGTCCTTGTTGTGAAAGTAAATTAGCCATATTCATCATGTTAGTTTTATCTTGCTGATAATATTGATTAGAATAGTCCATCTCTTTTTGTGCTCTATCAGCTTCAAGCATAGCATATTCATTGCCTAAACTTGCTATATTGTTTGCAGTTTGATTTGAAATATTAGCTAATTGTCTTGCTTGTTCTGTCTCTATGTTTTTTTGCATAGGCATAAATTTATTTGCTGTATCTTGACGTAAATATTCTGATAATTGTGAATTCTGTAATCCTCTGCCAGTTATATTAGAATTAGTTTGTGATTGTCCTTCACGTTTATTAATTTGTAAATTTGCTCTAGCATCATCATATGCACTTCTAGCACTATCTCTTTGAGCATCAGCAGCCGATTGTAATTCAGCCAGTTTTCCATCTAAAGCATTTAATTTTGGTTGATAAGCTACATTAGCATATTGTTTTGCTTGTGTCTGATATTTTGTTAAATCATTAGGGTCAAATGGCTTTAAAGCGTAACTACCTAATGTATTAGAAAGTTTAGTGAAATCACCATATGCCCTGTCATTTGTTGGGTCAATGTAAAAATCTTTATTTTCTTCAAGATTCATTCCATTAACATTAATTGAACGATTACCAAATTGATTCCTTTCAGGATTCCATTGTACATTACCTACATTTTGTAGTAATTGTCTAATTGGAGCCATTTTGGAAAAATCTACTGCCAAATTTTGCACCTCCCATTTTATATATAAATATAATTTTGAATATATTGATTTGTATTTGCTGAAATTAATCTTTCTGAAACTTGTGTATTTGCTGTAATTGGGACAAATGTTCCAGGATATGACCATATATATAAACAAATATTACTTTTGTTTGTAGCTGACATAAAAGATTTTATTTCATTATCAACAAATGCAAATTTCATATTGTCTATAGTATTGTAAGAATATTGCATACCAAAATCAACATGTTCTGTGTATGTTGAAAAACTTGAATCATATTTTACATATTTTACAGTATTATTATCCCAAAACATACAATATAATTCATTGTTATAAACAAGTAATTCTGAAAATTGAAATCCTGCATATCCTGAAAATCCTCTTTTGACTACTTCTAATCCAGATGAATCATATTGAAAAATATATTTTGAATATGTTGATTGAAAACCATCAAAAATACAATAACAATTTGTTCCATCTGTGTAAATATATTGAGGATTCAATGTGTAAGTATGAAGTGTTGACCTTCTTATTACTGTATTCGTACCAGTGAAACTACTTGTACAATATGAAATATATCCAGAATTGTAACTATAATTTGAATTATCTCGCCACACATAAAGCAAACCATTAGGTGTAGGAATAAATTTCATACGTTCAATAGCACCAGAAAACCCGTCTGTTCTATTATAATAAGTAGTTGTTTCTGTAATCCATGTGAAATTTGCTGTCACATGGTATTTTACATATTCACCACCAGAAGTTGAACATTTTGCATACCACAATTCACGTTTTATAGAATATGTTGCCAATTGATGATAATAAAACCAACCAATGTGTACTCCATTTGAATCTACGTGAAGAGTATGCCAGAATGTATAACTATCATCATCAATTGTGCCACCATACCAACGCAATGATTCTCCTAAAAAGATAGTTGTTAAATTATTAGTTGTTAAAGAATATTTTACCAATGACAAATCTTCTTGATATGTGTCTTGCAAAAAATAAATATTGCCATCATAAAAACTAGCATTAGTCAATGAATCTATTAATGTAAATGTATTTATTTTTTGGAAATCTGTTCCATCTATATTCATATTTGCTATTGTAATTTCAAAATATTCAGTGTAACTACTTTCTGCATGTGAATATTTTGAAATATATACTGAATATATTTTTGAATTGTATTCAAAGGTTAATAAAATATAACCTTGAATATTTTCATAAAGCATACATTCAAATGTTCTTTGTGCAGGATATGTCATTATGATTCAACCTTTCCATTACAAATAGCTGTTATACTTATTTTTCCATATGGGAAATATTCTGGAAGACTTGTCCCCTTTATATACACTCTAACACCATTAAAATTAGTAGATGAATTAAATTTTTGTGCCATTGGTATTATCTTCATATCAGATGATTGATTTACTTCATCACCTATATAACCTTCAGTGTTGTATGCAACTTGAATTTTTGCTGTACAAATTGGTTCAAATTCATATTCATTTACAAAATTAAAATCTATATATTGTTGTGAATATGTTAGCCAACCATATTCTATATATTCACCAGTACCATCATATATAATACCTTGAAAATCATTTATAGAATTAACAAACAATTCAGTTTTCATCTTATTTTCATTAAAAGCATTAATAATATTTTCAGGTTTTTTAATATCTTGATAACTTAATCTTCTTAAAGCTAACTTATCTGCCATATAATCCCTCCTATCTAAATTTTTTAGGAGTAACAATAAAATTCAAATGCACTAATTTATCAATAAAATCAGTAGTATAGAATTTAACTTTCATATTACCACCTTTAGCACGTTTGATTTTTAACTTTTGTGTTGATTGTTCTCCTGCTGGAAAAAATATACTAAATATATCTGTTTCAGGATTATTGTCACCTTGACAAACTACATTTAATGTAAAATCATTTGCTGGTTCTGCTGTAATATATATTCTTTTTAATTTTGATTTTTCTCTTCCTAATTCTAATAAATATTCAAATTCAGTAGAATATTCAGTTACACCAAAATCTGTAATAGCGGTATTATCGAATTTAACTAAATCACCGTTATCTGTACCTACATAAAGAAATCCTTTTTGTAAAAAATTCTCATGGTGAATACATGCACACGTAAATATTTTTTCATATACATCAATATACCATTGTTTTTCTACTGTATCAAAAATGAACACTTTAGTATCTGTTAAATCTGGCATGAATATATAGAATTTTCCATCATGTCCTATTGTAAATATTTTTGTGAATGTTCTTGAATTCAATTCTTCTTCAATTTTTTCACTTATAGAAACTATATCACTACCAGAATAAGCATAAACTTTTAGTTTGTTTGAATCTCTACCAACGTATATAATATAGTTTGCTACTTTTGATGCACAATTCATTCCATAAACAGGATATTTCCCTACAACAGAAGTAGAAAAATTTGTTTCATCATAACCTTCAAGCCGATAAGCACCTCTATTTGTTAATGCTAATCCATGCGTGTCGAATGATACGAATTCTAGTGTAGTTTCATTGATATTTGAAGGGTCGATTTGAAAGGCAGGATTCCAATAATCAATATCTATATATTTTTTTGCATCTGCATCTTCACCGATAACAATATAATCATTAAATTTAATTGTATTTGCAGGAGCATAATTTGGCGACCATCCGAAAACTCTACCTTGATGTGTAGTAACTTTTTCCATTTTTGGTACATCATATGATATTTCAGATAAATTAGTTAATTCTGAAATACCTGTGCCAGCATTAATATTAAACACATAATTGTTTGCACCATTTGAAAGAACTAATTGTGAATCTCTACCTTCTCTAAAAGTTGACCATTGAGTAGAATTTAATTGTGCAGAAGATATAGTATCATCTAATAATGTCCAATTATCTGTTCCATTTTTTAACCATAAATTTGTACCTTCTTGAACCAAAATTCTTGAAGTCATTTGAGGTACACCACAAGAATGTATAGATTTTACAGCATTGTCAAATATTTTTTCTATTAAAATTATATTGCCTTTTCGTGAAGATAATTCACCTTGAAATGTTCTAAAGTTTTTTCCTGTAACAATTTCAGTTGTGTCTTTTATATTAAGATTATTTACTCCTGAAAAAGCAGAAACTGGTATATTTTTTCTCATATTATATCACCCTTATCGCTAGGTTGTTATAATTATCTAATTCATTTATTTGTCTTAATGCTTTTGCTTTTTTATATTCAAATTCTTTCATTAACCTTTGTGCATCTTGAATAACAATTTCATCTGAATTGTCCATGTCTTTGAAACGTGAAGCTAAAAATAATGCTACACATTTATGTAAAAGTTTATGACAATCTATTTCAGCACTTAAAGCAGTTTCAATTTCTGTTTCATCATCTTCATCTACAATTTCAATTTCAGTAGATAATTTAGAATAGTAAATTGAATATGTACCTGTTGCTGATATTTTTATTTTACCATTTCGGATAACATAATCAACATATGATACTTCTCCATTACTATCTTCAAATTCTATTACTCTTATCATATTTGTTGGTATATCATACCATGCAGTTGTATCTGTTACTTCTATTGTAGCAGTATCAAATAATTTTGCATCTTCGCCTAATTCAACTAAACATTCATTAATCCAATAAACTCCATCTAAATATTCTATGTCATCATCTACATGTCGATTTGCAAGTTTAATAATTTGAAGTCCTGTCAAAATTCATACCTCCAATCTTGTATATTAAAAAATAATAGACATATGTAATTTTATTTTACATATGTCTATATAAATTATATTTCTATTTTATTTAACACTCAGGATAATACCAATCTTCAGGCATAGTATCTCTTAATTCTACACCTTCAAAACCAAGCAAATATACTTGGTCATCTTCGGTAAACGGATAACCTACCACACATCTACCTGTTGGTTCATCAATATTTGCAGGAGGTAAACCTAAACTTACTCCTGAAGGCAATATTCCTAAATTAGATATATTTGTATAAATCTCCACACTTGCAAAAACTGCTACCATACTATATCATTATCCCCTTTCCTGCTATAATTTGTTTTAAATAATTATAATTTTTTATTCTTTCTGTATCTGTCAATGCTCTGTTACACATATTTAAGTATGCAATTTCACCATTTAAATAAGCAGAAGATTTTCTTCGTCCGATATTAACTGTACTACTAGTTGGTAATATTGCGTCTGTGAAAACTGTAGGCACACCAGACAAAATACCATTTACAAAATAATAAACATTATTTCTGTCATACATAAATCCTACATGAACATATGTATTTTCAGGTATGCTATTATTTGCTGAAGCACCTCTTGCAACACCGTTTATTACACCAACTACAGATTTATTAGTATAATTCCAATAAATTCCATATTGCATATCAGTTACAGTAGATAAATTCTTTGCGATTATATAACCATTTGCAATTGATGCTTTAAAAATAAATTCAATATAAAATCCATTTTGCAATTGAAAATATTCATTGTTTCCTAATTCTATATAGTCATCAATACCGTCAAATTTAAAACCTTCACCTGTAAAAATTGGGTCTGAACCATCAGAACTTGATGAATTACCTAGTATACCTGCTACACTTGAAGATTTAATATATATTGTTGAATTACCAACAAAATAATTAGAAAATATAACATCACATTGAGTAATAGTTGGTTCGTTTCCTAATCCAAATAATAAAGATAAATCTATAACTAATACTTCTTGAACCTCTATTACTTTTCCTAATGCTGTTGCAGTATCTACATATGTACCAAAAATAGATAAACTTTCTGAAACAGATAACATTGTACGAATACCAGATAATGTATATACTACATCTTGTACAGGATTTGCTTGAAATACTGTTGCTGTTCCTGCACATGCTATTGTTATTGCTTGTGGTGGTGAGGCACTAGTTGATTTTATTTTTGCACGTACATAAATTTTACTATTTATAGATGAAGAAATAGATTGATAAATCTGTGGATAACGTGTTGTGCCTGAACCTGTTATTATTCCTTTATTTGCTGATACAGTAAGTGTACTACCAGCAGGAGTCCAAATACTTGTATCTACAAAATTTCCATTCTGAATAATATTAGTAGCAGTATATTGTTTATTTGAAAACATTCCTGGTAAATTCATCCTAATACTACCATCAAACCAATATTTAAACATTTCATCACATTGTTGGGCAGTTGGTTCGTTTCCTGCACCGAAGAGGGAAGTTAGGTCTATTGCTAATACTTGTTGTACTTCCATTACTTTTCCGTTTGCTGTTGTTGCGTCTACATATTTATGCTCTATAGTTAATAGGTTTGTGGTCGTGATTGATGCTACTCCTACCCCTGAAAGTGTATAAATATTACCGTTAATTGGATTAGAAACTACATATAAACTAACGCCATCATAAAGCCATAAATTAATAGATAAACAAGATGAATTTGTTACTTTACATTTAGTTTTTACGTAATACTTTCTACCTGCTATAAGTGAATTTGTATCAAATCTTTTAAGTGTTGGATATCTGCTAACACCATCTCCCGTAACAATTGCTTTATTATCAGATATTGTCAAGGCACCACCTACACTACTCCACCCACTAGTACTAGGAAAATTCCCACCTTGCACAATATTCGTCACACTCATATTTTCTTGCTTTTGATTCCATAAAGTCTGCAAATCAGTTGTGCGTTGGTATGTTGTTGCGGATGGGGAGAGTTCTAGTTGAGCACCCCAAAGCCAAAAAGTTTTAGATGTATCAATATTTAATAAACCTGTATAAATAGCTAATAATATTGAATTACCATCTGCACTTGCAGTAAATGTTTTCTTTACAGAAATACGCACCCATTGTCCTGCAATTGTTGAAACTATAAGATTTTCTGCTTCTTGCATTGTGCCTGTTCCACGTACCCTGATTGTAAAGTTAAATTGTGTGTCAGCATAAACCCATAATGAAATAGTAAATATTTTTGAAGTTATAGAACCTACAGCAAACGTACAATTTACACTTGAACCAACACCACTTCCAAGAACTTTATCCGCAGTTAATTCACCATTTGGTGCTGTCTTGTCATTTGAAACTATAGTAGTATCTGTCTTTATCCACACACTATTACTAAAATCCTCACTCCACTTCAACAAATTCCTCTGTCGAATTGGAGCATAATGAGCAACTAATCCGTTTTGAATAAGACGTTTTGGTTTTAAAGGAAGTGCCATGATAACACCTCCTAAACTTTCAGAATCAAAGTCAATGTTCTATCTGCTGTTTGATTGACTGCTGAACCTGATGTTCCACTTCTAATTTTTAAATATCTAATAGGTGCTAAAGCCAAAGCATTTACATCAATTGCATTTATTACATTTGCTGTTGCAGTAAGATTACTTCCAGGTTCAGTTACTTCTAAACCATTGGCTTTTATATCTTTATATGTTCCTCCAGAAGTAGAACTACCTTGGAAAGTTAATCCAGCAGCAGTCCATTCAGACGGCATTTCTATTGCTGCTAATTGATAACCTTCGAGGTCTATTTCTGTTGAAAGAGGTGTACCTGAAGTTATAGTAGCAGTTTTTATAGTTGTTCTATTTGTTATATTAGTATTTAATGTTCCTGCTAATAATGCTCTAACTGCTTCTAATTTTGCTTCTGTTGAAAAATCTTTACCATTTAAAGTAGTTAATGCTGTTTCAATACCATCTACATGAGATATGATAGTATCTTGCTTTGCTGAAGTTGATGCACCTGTAGCTAAAGAATTTAAAATTTCATACTTACTACCATTTTCTACATTTATAGTATCTACTCCACCACTAAAAACAATATTTTCAGTTGTTACTTCAACAACACCTGTATTACTTGTACTACATGTAAATTCATCTAAAGCATTAATTTCTGTTGCTACTAATGTTGCAGTATTTTTAGTATCATCTACAGCAAAATTATCTCCACCACCAGAGAAAGTTGCTGATTCTGCCAATGTTAATAAATCTAATCCTGTACCACTTGCAACAGCATCAACTAATAAAGTTTCGCTATTAATTAATGTAGCAATATCACCTGCTGTACTACCATTTTCTGCTAATGTAATAGTTATAGCTTTTTCTACTATAACAAAAGATAATGTGCTTGTACCTGCTACAACTTCTATAGTATAGTCATTTCCATCAATACCATTTTCTACAACTTCTAAATTAACTGTTCCATCTGTACCTGTACCTATACTTGCTATAGCTGCATCTCCAGAATCAGTACCTAATGAAACTACAATTGTAGAATCTGTTAATATAGCTGATAAATCAGAATCAGCAGAATCTCCCTCTACTATTTCAATATCATATACATTTCCAATTACACCTTCATCTATATACGATACTACAATTTCACTTGTACCTTCACCTATCGTTGCTGTAGCTTTTGCACCAGCTAAAGCAGGAGTAAATGTTATAGTATCAGCAGTATTAGAAACAATTGTTTTAAAATATTCTTTATCTTCTGTGGTAAATTTTACTATTGAATTAGCAAACATATTGGTAATAAATTCTTTATTTGTATCTACAATAGTTGTTTTTGTTCCACTTGTGCTAACACCCATTATTGTTTCTACTTTTGCAATACCTGATTCCATGTCTATATATTTTGCTAGTAAATCAAATGTATTCATATCTTACCTCCCTTGCTTAAATTTAAATTTAAAAAATAAAAAGAGAGTATATTTCAACTCTCTTAAATATTTAATTAACCAGTTACACCATAGATAGAAGCATGTTTCTTAGGATTGCGAATTTCCAAACCACATTCAGTAATATACTGTTCTTTGATACCATCTTCATCATTATCTTGAAGATTAGTTTCAAGTTTAGTATCTCTACCTTTTAACGGACGATATTTTACTTCTTTAACATCAAGAACAACACCATTATATGTAGAATCATTTAAAATTCTGTCATAAACAATATTTAAAATACCAAACGGAGAAATGTATTGGAATACAGATAATCCGTATTTCTTTGCTTCTTGATTAATTTGAAGTTTACCTAATGCCCAACCATTGATAACAGAAAGTAATGTAGCATCTGCAAAAAGCATTTTCTCATCATTACCATAAAGAAAAGCATTTTTACATAAATTCTGCTCAAAATTAGCTTGTGTCAATGTACCGTTGGCATTATATATGTTTTCTGTTGCAAAAGATAAAATACCACCTGTTGCTCTAGCTACATAAGTACCAGAAGTATCTAATTTCTTCTGTCCAAAATAAAATGCTCTACCAATATCAATCAAGTGTTGAATACCAGCTTTATTTCTCTGATAAGCTAATTCATCTACTCCACCATAAACAGAAGTAGCTTTAGCAGTACCAGAAATACCAAAAGGTGTTTTGAAGATTTGAGTATAGTTAAATTTATCTTCTACTTCAGTAGTTTTAGCAACTCTAGTACCAGAAAATTCCTGACTAACATTACCAACAATTAATACTACAGCATTATCAGCAATAATAGCAGCCGTAGTAGTGCCATATGCCCTAGTCACAGTAATTTCGTTCACGTTGTCACCATCAGGATTTAATGCAGTTACAATCATATTTTCATTAGTAGCTACAGCATTAACAATATCACCTATTGCAAAAATAGTACCATCATCAAAAATCAATTTTGTTACATCAGCAGCAGCATTGCCAGCCATATTTAATTGTGTTTTTCTACCAACTAAATCATCTTCTAACCAATGAAATTTAGGATTGGTAGCATCTTCCTTCATAGTTTTTACTTGCTTTAAAAGTGAAATAAAAGGTGTTTCAGTCGGAGATAGAGTTGCGATTACGTTACTCATATCTATAATTTGTTTTGCAGTTACAATGTTTGCGGTTGTTAATACTCCATTAATATTTCCCATGTTTAAATATTCCCCCTATAATTTTTATTTTTTATTTTTAAAATATATTTTTTCTACCAGCATTGAATATTCCTTCAATAATCAATTCTTCTGGTGTTTTACTACCATTATTCTGTTTTGATTGTTTCATATTGTTATTTGTATTTACACTTTGCTTACTTTTCATATTTTCAAGTATTTCTTTTTGTGTTTCATTCTTTACTTGTTTTACAAGTTTAGATGTTGACTTAGGATATAATTCTTGGCAAGCCATTTTTAATATACGTTTAGATTCTGATAAATTAGGATTACCTAATTCAAAAGCAATTTCTTTTGCCTTAATAAACATATCAGCTAAACCTTTTTCATCAGAAATTTCAGAATAATCTTTAGATAATTCTTGTAAATTATTTTGCAATTGCATGTCTGCTTTTTCTTGTTGAATTGGTGCTAAAGCCTGTTGTACAAAATATTGAATTACAGATGCAGGGTCTTCAGTCATAGCTTGAAAAATAGCATCTGATACTTCTTGTTGTGATTTAACTGGTTGTTGTTGTTGACTATTATTTTGTTGTTGTGGTTGTCTTGATTGATGAAATGCTTTTTCAAGATTTTTATAACCTTTAACTAAATCATCAACACTTTTAAATTTACCAGCTAATTTTTCATTAGTAGTAGAATTATCTTCTACTTCTACTTCCTCTTCAGTAGAATTATCTTGTTCTTCCTGACCAGTTTCATCATCTTGAAATTGTTGGTCATTATTAACTTCTACTTCAACTTCCTCATTTACACTAGATTGAGAATCACCTGCCATGTCACTAAATACTTCTTGTCCAGTAGGGGAAGTAGTAACATCGGTTATAGGTTCTCCTAATCCTAAAAAACTCATAATATAAACCTCCTATTATTTTTTATATATATTAACTATGTAGTTAATCTTCAGAATCTAAAATAAAATTAATTTGTTCTATAATACTTTTATATGCTTCAAGTTTTGCACGATTAAATATTATATTTTCTAATTTACATGTAGCTAATTCATTCATATAATAATCTTTCATCTGATTAATATATGCTTCCATTAACTTCCATCCATCATTTTCAAGCATATTGGAAATATTATATCTATCTTCTTTACTATATTCCATATAATTACTCCATTCCTATTCAGGTAATAAACCTTGTCCTTCCATAATTGAACGATTTAATCCACCACTTGCATTTGCTGAAAAGTTTTCAGTATTTTGCATACCCATTAATTGATTCATTAAATCTGGTGGTAATTGCATATCATTTTGAGGTAAAGTATTTTCAGGTAAAGTTTGTTCATTAGGTGGTACTGGTACTTGTTGCATTTGTTTTGCTTTTACTTCTTCTTCTGTGGGAATTAATTCTTCAATATTTTGCATATCAAATGCTTGGAAAATAAGTTTCATTAAATATAATTTCTTTTCAGGAAATGCTTGGAATATTGGGTCTGTATTAGATATTTGATATAATTGCAATAATCTTTGTTTATATGCTTCTTTATTAGCTAATGGTTCTACACTTGAACCCATTGCAATACAATCAAATTCCCCTTGTATTTCGTCTGGATTAATATTTACCCAATCATCACCTTTAATATTAGAAATTCTTAATACTCTTTCAGTATCTAAAAATTGTTGATTTAATTGCATCATCTTTCTAGCAATATTAACTAGTAAATCTTTTTCAATAGAAGTAATAATTTCTTTAAATCTAATTGAAGCATTTGAATCTTTAGTCATTGTACCTGTTGCTGTATCTCTGGAAGATGTTCCCATTATCACTGATTGAGCCCCGGTTGCATCCATGATATCCTGTTTCACCGTTTCTTCTTGATTAAACATTTGAGGTGATACATTTTGAACGCCAATTTCTTCTATATCATCCATCTCATTTACAGGAATTAAACCATTTGGACGCCATGTCAAATCTTTTTTACTTATACCTGAACCTTTTTTATATTTAAACATTCTACGATTTGACATAGCAGCATAGTCAATTCGCATATTTCTATATGTGTTTAATTCATCAATTAAAGGTTCAATTCTATCCATAACACCTTTGCCATAAAATTCACCTGGGATTGAGTCATATCTTGACATATCATATGGTTTCTTTTTATGCCAGTATGGATTTTCTTCATCTTTTGCTATATAACTTCTTTCAATAATAATTACATGTCTATTATCTTCCCAATAGTGAATAACTTCATATAAATCATCTTCAGAATTTGGAGAAGAATTATTTATAGCAATTCCTATAGATGCCATTCTTTCTTGTTTAGGTTTATTATATGAATTAGAAGAAGTTATTTTTTTCCAATCAACAACATATATTTCACTATCATGTTTCTTTTGTATTTCTGATTTTGTTTCATATGTGATATGTCCACACCATCTTGCTGTATCAATATCTTCTGCATATGGGTCTACAAAGAAATTTAACAAATCAACAAAATATACATCAGGGTCATCATATAGAATTTCTTTAGTTTTAACAGGTTGATATCTTTGAATTGGTTGTCTAGTAACTTCATCAACAAATGGCTGATTAGTTTCTTCATCAATAATATCAACTAATTGTTTTTTAATTATATTTCTTGTATCATACTTCCATCCTGTATAAGCGATAGTTGTTCCATATATACATAAAGTTTTTAATCCTTCTGCAAACTTAGAACGTAAATTCATTCGCTCATTCATTTGATAATCTAATAAAACTTGATTATTTGTTGCAAAATTGTAGTCGTTAACTTCCCTATCCTTCACTGTGATATAAGGTCTTGCAGAAAATAATGTTTCTACTAACCTCGGCAAAATTGTCGCTACTTGAATATAAGCATACGGAATAGAAATATTGCTAGTAGTTGTTATTTGTTTTTGTGTTGCAGGGTCAATAATAGCATCAACATAGTTATTATACATTTGATAGAATCTTTCCCATTTATCTTTGTAATTATTAACTACATTTTGTTCTGATAATATAATTCTATTCATATATTTATTTAAATTTTTTTGATTAGGTTTTGCTATGATTTAAACCTCCCTTCTAATAGCCTGTCCTTGAATTAACTGGTCTATATTCTTCATAATCATCTATTTCATTTGCTTCATCTGGATTATAGTATTTTTGTGAATCAACATAAGCACATATAGCCAGCGATAGCACTCTATCATCATGTTTTAGAGATTGTGCTTGTGGTTTACCTTTATCATCATAGACAAAAGTAATAAATTCTTCTATTGTTTCTTTGCAATTTATTTTTATTAAATCATCTCTAAACATACGAATAAGATTATCAATAATTAATTTTCTATTGTTTTGCATAGTACGCCAACCATATTCTTGAATAGTTTTATTGCTTACGCTATCAACATTTTCTTTTCGTTTATAGATGTTTTTATAAATTGGTTTAAGTGAGGATAAGAAACTACCACCAGAAGTATTATTTAATTCTGGAACAACTAATGCACGATTGTAAAATCTTGCTAACATTTCAATTTCTTTAGCAAATAAGTCAGGGTCAATATGTCCATGAAATTGTGCAACTTGTTCTTTGTTTTTCCTATTTAAAACATCTGCACATGAATAGTCACCATGTTTTAAACCTTCAGCAGTATCTACAGATATTATGTATTCTTGTCCATCAATAGGAAATTCCCATATAGATAGATAACCTTTTTTACTAGAATTAAATTGTACTCTTTTATTTACTTCAATTATATTACCTTTTTTTAAAGGATTTTTACATTTATTATTTTTGTAATATTCACATTTATTATGATTAAAAACAGGTCTACCAGATGATAAAAATGCTTCATTATCATTTGATGGATATTCTTGTTTAAACTTTTCTTCATCACCATTACAATTATTCTTAATACACCATCTACGCCATTTTAATTGTTCAGGAGATAAATTATATGCTTTTTGAAGCTCAATTTCTTCATCAGTTAATTTTAATACTTCACCTTCATCTAATTCCATTTGATAATCTTTGTGTTCAAACCATGCAAAAAATAAAGGTATAAAATCATTTAATCCTTTTTTGGCATTAGTATATAATTCATAAAAATAATCACCTATACCATTTGCAGTAGATTCAACGATAATTATTGAATTTTTAGAATATGGTACTGATTGTAATAATCCTAACATTGTTTCTTTTGGTGAAGGCATAAAAGCTAATTCAGATACGTGTAAATAGTGAATAGTATTTGAACGTCCTGCACCAGAACCTTTAGCTGTAATCATTCTCATTTTAGAACGTAAACCTGGATTTTCTTGTTTCTCTTTTACTTCTTTTGTTGGATTTTCAAATATTAATTGTTGTGAATTATTTGATTTAACCATAGGACGCATTTCATCAGGTAATTCATCTAAAAACAATTTAGACATATTAAATAAGTTAGTTGTGGATTCTTCTAAGTGTGCTATAATTGTTGTATTAATGTTTTCCTGTGTTGAAGTTAAATGAAATAATTTACCTTCTGTATATGTTGAAGCGCCCTCTTGTCTAGCTTTAAGGATTACTAATCTAACTGGTTTATTTAAACTACGTTGTTTTTCAATTATTTTATCTAATTTAATTTGAATTGAATTTAGTTTAAATTTTTTTAATTCACCTTCTTTAGTGCGTATTTTTAAATTTTTATAAGCATAAAAAGGGAATTCAGTTAATGATTTTTGTATAATATCTGCTTCAGTTAAACCTTTTTTTTGCTCTGATTTAGTTATTTTTAACTTGTGTTGCTCTGATTTTTTAATAGTTATTTTATATGTTCACCTCTTTTTCTTTTCTCTTCTAAGAGATATTCACGTTGCTTTGCTTTACGTTGTTTTTTAGTTGTATGTTTGCTTGTTATTGAATAGTTTAATTCATTTAATAATTTGTCAATTTTACTAGACATTATAGCAACTCCTGTTTATATATTGATTATTTGACATTACACTTAGTGTTAAAAACATAGTAAAATCAATGGTTTAGAGTATATTGGCAATTTTATATATGTACTCTGATAGCCATATATTATATTTGTGGGTGTGGGGGTACGTTTGGGGATACCCCCTTCCGTTATAACGTAATTCCGTAATAACGAAACAACGTAATTTTACCACAATTTTACTAACTTTCCACAATTTTCATTAACATTTATCACACAATTTTAACATACTTTGGGTGTTCAAGTGTCCAAGTATTAGCTATGAAAGTACAATGTGTATTCACAACCCTAGCCTTATGTAACTATAAACTTACCCGTTCAATTATAAGCGAAACTAATTATATACGGAACTTCCGATAATAAATATTATGTAAACTAGAGAACTACCAACAAACCCTTATAGAATCAATGGTACAAGGTTTATAATATAATTTACGCTGTATTATTCGGAACTTATGCTAACAATTATATAAATACTATTATCTCAGCGAAATTCACATAGTATTTCTATAGATAGAATAACATGATAAAACGAAAATTTTATTCAAACTTAATCATCTTCATCATTAACAAAGTATTCAATATCTTCAACTACTTCGCCCATACTTGCCATATATTCTTTATATTCTTGATGTTCTTTTAAATGCTTCTCAATACCGTTATTCACATTAACATTAATATCTTTCTTCTGTGAATACAAACCAATCATTTCAAAATATAACTTTTGATGATTGTAACTACCTTCTTTAGCCTTCTTTTTTAATGAATCTATAATAGGAAACAATTCATCACATAGTAAATCATTAACAGTATTTTTCATAACTTCCATAAATCTTGGTTTTCTAATCATTTCATAGTAATAAGTTCTACTAACATCTGCCAATTTTGCCTTTTCTGTGTGAGTTTTTCCAAAATTATCAGGATTTTGTAAAACTTTCAATAAACGTAACTCAGCAGGAGTCACATTTTCACCGTCTGTTACAGTTAACTTTCCCATCCTTTCACCTACTTTCAAAATACCAAACAAATATCAAACACTTACAAAACCCTTACATATCAATTACTTAGCATTAATTTCTACATCACATAGTATTCAATACTACATATCCTTTAGCATAGTAAAGTGTTAAAATACTGTATCAAAATGATACACTTTTCCCCTAATTTTTACCTAACATTTACCCTATTTTAACGTCAAACTACCATATATGTAGTATGATAAATTTATTCACTTACCTCCACTTTATCAATCCTATTCACCATAAACCAACCATAAGCATCATTTTCCAATACTTCCATACTATCCTTTAAATCAACTACTTCATTTTCTAACTCACTAACTTTATCCTTTAACTTTTTAACTTCATCAAATAATTGATAAACAATTCCACTTAACGCATCACACATATTATTCTTCATCCTCTTCCGATAAATTACCTATTAAAATAACTAAATCATCTTTGAATATTTCTTGTGCTTCAATACTTCCAAAACTTCTTATAATAGTATATACACCATTATTATCTTTATTTTTAATACATATAGCTTCATCTGTTCTTGTAATCTTCAATATATCACCTTTAATATATGTACTTTTTAAAAATTTAACTTTTGTTTCTTCAATACTATAATTATCAATAAATTTATCTCTTGATTTAGTTTCATTAAAATACTTTAATTCATCTTCACACATATCTATACCTTCTCCTTCTCTCTCTCTCCACATTAATCAATCCTCAAACAATTATTCTCACCACATCGAGGACATACACTATCTCTATCATCATCAAAACTTAATAATCCACCATGTTCCTTGACTAATTCAACTAAACTATCTAAATCGTCTGTATCTCCAGAATCATAAATATTACACTTAAAACAATACGCATACATAATAATTCCTCCAATATAAAAAGTAGGCACTAAAAAGCACCTACTTCCATTTTATTCTTATCCTTTATTATAATATATTATATTATCTTTTATATCACTCATATCACTTTCAAATGTAACCTTAATTCTATCATCCAAACTACAATCATAAATTGTTTTAATAAATCCCATTACCTCACTAAAATCAAAATCATCCATCTCAATTTGAAATTTCTTATTATTCATTAAAAAGTACAGCATTTCATCTAATTCACATGTTTCAATAATATCCTTTTTATCAAAAAGTATTTTAAATTGAATCTCTTCATATACACTTCTGATTATTTTAACACTATCACTTACATATACTTCACCATATTTATTATTTCTTCCAAGAAAACATATAGCATCTTCAATATCTTCTATATGAATATCATTATAATTTCTACTGTCATTTAATTCTTTTAACATACACCTTATATTAGGCTTAACTTTTTCCATTAACTTTGTATTATCTTTTATTAATATTGAATTATCTTTCATTAATTCATCATTCTGCTTTTCATAAGCATCCAATAAATCTAATACCTTTTCAATAGGTACTCTCTTGTCAATCTTACTAATAATTTCTTTCAATTTATTATATTCTTTTTCCCATATATCATTATGTTCTTTAAATTTTACAACATCATCAATGATATAATCTATAACACCATCATAAGAACAACTTTTAAATTTATTATCACAAACATATTCTGAACTTTTACAAAATAATCTATGTTCATGTTTTCTTTTAATTTTTTCATATTCATTTAATCTTGCTTTCAACTCTTCAATTTCTTTTTCTAATGCTTGTTTATTATTCTCTAACATATTAATCTTCCATCCTGTTTGATATTTCATAATTATATCTCCCTTTTCTATTTAATTTAAAAATACATAATCCTATTCATTTCACAATAAGCCTTCAATTTATCCTCTGTCCTATACCATTTTTCTTGTTCAATGCAAAAAGGTATAACTTTTATAATACAACCATATGTAATATATAATTTGTTATATCCTTCCATAAAACTAAATGATTCTTTCCAAAACCATATGAAATTCTTAATGAATCTTATAATCATATTTATATTACCTTTCTATTATATATTTCTAACTAAAACACGTTCACCCATTTCATTTATCTCTTCACACAAAGTATCTCTATTAACTAACAATCCAACTGAAGAATAAACATATCTACCATTAATATAATTTCCACATTTTTTCTTCCTAAATCTACCACTATCTTTATTTTCACTAATCCATTGCTGTAACTCCTTCACAGGAATAATATATAAAATATTAACTTTATCAAAAAAATAAAACAAGTAATCAGCTTCAGTATAAATCAAACATCCTTCTGTACCTTTATTATCATTAGAAATAAGTTCCAAGAAAAAATTTCCTGTGTGATAGTAAGTGTCACACTTTATTTCAATACTGACATTCTTCCCTTTATGAAATTGTACAATATAATCAATATCTTTTTTCTGATAATCTCTATCATCTGACACATCAATCACATTTTTAACACTTTCTCTACTCATTAGCCAATCATAAACTATATTTTCACCTTTTTTACCTACCTTTATCGAATCAGCAAAATTATGTTGTATGCTCATTTATTCCTCCCTCTGCAAATAAAAAGAAGCCAACGCAATAGCATCAGCTTCATCTTCACTTACTTCAATTCCATATAATTCTTTAACTTTTAATTGAGTGTTAAATTTTTGTTCTTTACGTTTACGCCCTTTAATACCTAATCCACTTCGCCATTTAGTAGGTTCGATTATAAAAAATTTTAATTCAAATTCATGTAGAATGTTTATAATAGAACCTTGAAGTTGACATAATTGCTTTAATGTTAAAACATTATTTTGATATTGTGTATCCTCAAACAACACTATTTCAGGTTTATGTAGTATGATACTTTGTTTGATTAATTCACTCATTAACTTAATTCTTTTTATGTAGTTTAATTCTTCATTAACTTCTAATTTACCAAATGTAACTAATTCTTTATTATTGAATACTGAATAACCTGTTATTTTTGTTGCTTGGTCATATGAACAAATTTTTATTTTATTTTCCTCCATCCTATTGACATTCTTATATTTTGTGATATACTTACAATGAGATATTATTGACTTTTTGCAAAAAAAACACATAAAAAAACTACTCATTAAAGAGTAGCTATATAAATCCCACATAATATTAAATTTGTACTTAAAAATAATATAAAACTTCTTTTATTTGATTTAATTTCTTCAACCTGCATTTTTATTTTCATCATTTCAGGAGATAAAAAAGGTACATCAAATTTTTTCATATCTAAATGTTTCATTTAATTTTCCTCCGTAATACTATTGCCACGTTCTATAAGAAAATCTTGCACTCTTCTAACTTCTAAAATATCTTCAATAGAGAATATAACTATATCATCCGCAAAAAAATCATATTCAAATATATTTTCATTAATACCTAAGATTCTTGCATCTACACTGTTCTTAGTATAATTCTTAATAATTCCTAAAATATCAGCATCATCCATAATTGAAATTTCTTCTTCAACGAAAAGAGCAGTTTTTAAAGTTTTTTCAACTTCCACCACTTCTTCATCAGTAAGATTAATATTTTTTACCAAATAAACTGTTTCATCTTCAAAAATTCTACCTTCTGGATTGTTTTTATTTAACCAATTTTTCATAATTCATTCTCCTTTTCTCAATTAATTATTTTATTAATCTTATCTTACTACATACTTAAAACAATGTCAACATATATTTTGATAGATTATTATATTTATTTTCTTGATTGAGAAAAAGAAAAAACTACTCTTAGGAGTAGCTTAATATACTTCACTAATTTTAATTTCTATATTATGCAAGTCTACACATGGTCTATATGTTCTAATTCTTCTCAATACGTTGTCTATGTCATTCGCTCTTCTTTTGCTCATGTAAAATTCTAAATTACATTCTGTCACTACAATTTTAACTTTTTCAATTTTCATATTGTCAACCACCTTTTCAATTAGTTTTATTATTTCAATAATAACATTTGAATAATTAGTTGTCAACAATTATTTTTTCTTTTCTATCCAAATCTACTCTTCCATTCATCAATATCAATTCCCATTGTTTCTTTCAATGCTATTTTCAATTCTTCAATAACATCTATACCTTCATAAAATTCACTCAAATCACATACTTCTCTACCACAACAATCAATACAATCTATGTCTTGATTCCCACAAGGTGACAATTTTCATATCACATCCTTTCCTCGGCAAAGTCCCCCTCTCTTAAACCTAACAATAACAATACTTTTGATTAAAATTTACCTCTAAATTAGCCAAAATCTGTCCACCCTCTCCACAGCTACAGGATGGCTAAATCTAACCACCCTTTCCACTGGTCTTTTAAACGCAAATTTAAGCCTAAATAAGACACTTAAATTATCTCTACCTAAACTTATACCTTTTAAAAATTATCTCTTAATCTAGCCTTAAAATTTCGCATTTTTACGCATAGCAAAAACTACTATAAACCTACTAATATTAATACTTTATAGACATAATTAAAAATAATTAATTTTTAGCTTATTTCACCACTTACCATCCTTATAATCCTGCATCATTTTATCTTTTTCTTCTTCTGTCATATTGCCATTTAATTTCTTTCTGAATATTTGTAAGTTAAATTTTTCATCTTCATTAATTTCTCTTGTTTCTTGACATTCTACTACTAATTTATCAATATTATTTTTTACTTCTATACAAATTTCTGTTATCTTATCATGTTCTTCCAATATTTTACTATTATCTTTCATCATTGATTGTAAAATATAATTATTAACTAATATACAATTATTGTTAATTAACATGTATACTTCTAATTCTTTTTGCTTTTGATTCAATTTTTCAATTATTTTATCCTTCTTGCCAAATCCAAAATATTCTAATATTTTCATATCATCCTCCTATTAAAAAATCAAATTCTTCTTTTAATTTATTAATAGACTTTTCTATAGTTCCAGGATAAATTTCATTTAAATCTTTTTTCAACATATGAGTAAAATAATATTTAACTGTCCTTTCAAAATCAAAATCAAAATCACGTAAAATTGTAAACATTTCTAATTCTTTATCATTCATATAATGTTTAATTTGATAATATTTTACCATATCTATTTTCTTAGTTTTATTTTCAACTGGTTTAAAATAATCTTCATCAAATACTATTTTTTCTGGTATAATTCCTTGCAATTTTTGAATATGTTTTTTCAACTCAAATTCTTGTTCCTTTATTTCATACTCAGTAAATTCATTAGGATTAAATTTTAAAGTATTAAATAAATGATGTCTAATTGTTTTATCATAATCACAATCAAAATAAACAAACTTTTCTAATAAACCTAAAAAACCCTTTTCACTATCATTTAAATCATTCCTACCTTTTAATTCTTCAATTTTCTTATTAATCATATTAAATTCCTCCTGTTTAAATTTATTGAGAAAGGTGTTACTACTAAGCATATAGCCTTTTGTACGGAATAAACGTGTACACAATCCCTTACACCTTTCTCCTATTCCTTTTAAGAATCAATTTCATATGCTCTAAACCATTATAAAATAATACTTTATTGGATATATTTTTCCACCAATGTGTAAATATATCCAATTTTTTTCAGGTATTATTTAAATGCTTGCAAAAAGTTTTCTTTGTGTCCTTTGTAAAGAGCATTTAATAAATCTAATTTTCTTTGACATTCTTCAAATTCATCACTTAGCAATATTTTTACAACTGTTTCAATTTTAACCTTGTATTTTTTTACTTGATACATTCCATCAGATATAACATCATCAATAGAATTATATTTTTCTTTCTTATCTATTTTACTATACTTTTCCATAAGTTTATATGTTGCTTCAATTGCTTTAATAGAATTTGACATTTTTACAACATTTTCAATAATACCTTTTACTTGTCTATCTTTTGCTTTACTTGTATCTACATCTTTTAAAAGTTTACTATTATTCATAGTGATAGTATTTTTCCATTTTGCATCAGGTAAATTATCCATTGCATCAAACAAATAATCCATAGCTGTATCATAATGTTTAGTAGTTATTTTTTCATTTTGTGATACATATTTAAAGAAATCAGGTTTTTCTTTGCGTAACAATCCACTATCATATAAATATTTAATTTGTTCTGATATATCAATATCATATAACCTCTTAGCACTATCTATAGATATCTCTGACAAAATTGTACAAATATCTATACAATTTAATAACTTATCTAAGTCTTTATTATTTTTATTTTTAATCCTATGCCAATACTCACTTAAAAATAGTGCTCCTAAATTAACTACTGTGCCTATATTGAATTGTGATTTTGCAAGGATATTGTCAATCTTAGCATGGTCACTAGAATTTACTGCATATGGTACAGGAGATTTAGCTACATTATTTACACAAACACGATAATTTGATTCATCACTTTTTATGTAACATTTTCTTGCTAATTCTAATAATTTACAATTGGAAAATAATACTAAATTATCACTATCAAGGTCTTGACCTGATAAGATTCGACAAATAGGGAAGTTTATAGAATTTACATAAATGATATTATCACTCATTACAAAATAATCTTCAATGAATTTAACTTTCTTATTTTTCACTATCAATACATTAGATTGAGCAGTATGTGGATTTCTAAAGCCAACATATTCACAATTAAAATCATGCAATGTAGTATAAATTTCATTATCCTTTAATATCATTTTACTTTCCCATTCCTTAAAATTAAGGATACCTTTTTCAACTGGTAGTTGTCTTATAGCATGATATAATAATTCCTTACCGTTTCCAAGGATTGTACAGTAATCACCATTCAGTCTAATTTTACCTTTTTTAACGTGATTTACATAATTATGAATATCTTTTGTTCTTTTGTTTTTGAATAAATCTAAATTAACTATATTCTTATTCTTCATATATAAATCAACTAACATATTGTTGCAATTTATATTATTTGCATTTTGCTTTAAATATTCAATATATGTATCATCATTATTTTTTAATTCCATTACATATTCACATTCAAAGAAACTTAAATCTTTCATATCACTATATGAGATAGGCATACTGTTTAGCATCTGGTATGAAGTCTGTTGTAAAATATTATCTTCATAATCTCTACCTCTTTTTGATTCTTTATCATATTTAACAACACCAAATTGATTATTTTCTTTTTTAACTTTTTCTTTCCAATGTTTCCACATTTTAGGTTTACTACCTTTTATATCAGAAAATTTTAAGGCTTTCAATGATGCAGGAGTTAATATCATATGTATTTCACTAGCTAACATTGGTTCATTGAACATATTATTTATTTTCCATGTGTCAAAATCAATATCATCAGGACAATTATCTCTAAGAAACTTTTGAATATCACATGCAAAAGCACAACATTTTGCCATATGTTGACGTAATAATTGCATTGTTTTACCTTCTGGAAAATATTCCAATTGTAGCAAACCTTCACCATCAAAAATATCATTTTCCATCATATAGTTATCTACTGGATTACTAACTAACTTACCTTCTTCATCCTTCTCAACTACATTACAATCAATAGGAAATATAGATTTAACATCATCAACAATAAGAATATTATCAGGATTAATTTTAATAAAATAATCTACACTTGAAGAAACTAAACTTTCATAGGCTAATAATGAAGGGAAATCACAATCATCTCTATCATCTAAATTCATTCCTAACCTTGCCCATTTAATCATTTCATATCTCATTGATTCCTTTATAAAAAGTACCTGAGAAGTGCGACTTTTTGCACTACTCCGTTTGTAAACAGTATACCTTACTTTTTTACCTTCAATTTCTAATTCAAATCCATCTACATATAATTTTTCTCTTAAATCGTCAATACTAATACTTTCCCAATCATCTTTACTTTTGAAGAATTCAATTCTAATATCCTCTTTATTTTTCTTTTTTATTGATTTTGCTATGTCTTTTCCTGATTTAATACCTTTCCTGAATTTCACATTTATTATATCATTTGTCATTACTTTATTATATCTTTTGCTATCAAATGTTTTAAGTCCTGTTTCCTTTAATTTTACTAATTCTGAAGAATGAGGAAACATACCAACAAATGAAGTATGTAATTCTTTTTTCTCTGTGACTATTTTACCATTTTCATCAATAATATAATTCTCTCTATTCATATTCTCATATAAATCTGCACCTTCAATAGACATAATATAAACATTATTATTTTTATTTTCTTTTTTCATAATATAATCATCATCCCTTCGTCATTTTATTTTTTATTTAAAATTTTCCACGATACCTTTTGACAATTCTATTTTCATCAATACAACTTTGACACCAATCATCTACATCAGTAACTTCAGTATAGTATTCTTTGCAAATAATACATTTTTTTGCTTCTACTTTTTCTTCTCCCCAAATACTATTAATATCAATTTCATCATTATCCCAAATATCTAATTCATCATTTTGTTCTTGCTTTTGTAAATATTCTTGAGTTATTTTTAAACTTTCAGGAACAATATCATCAGGATTCATTTGTTCTTCTTCTTCTTCATATTGATTAGCACCATATAAATCATTAATACCTTCAACTATTTCTGCATCTTCTTTTTCTATTCTTTTCTTTTTATCCTTTTTGCTTTCTTTATATTGCAATTCTTTATATTTTTCGTTTTCTGCTTTTAATTTTTCAATTTCTTCTTTGAGCAAATTATTTTCTAATTCTTTTTTAGTTAAACCATTAATCTTTTGTTTTGTACTTCTCTTTTGATTAGATTTAGTTTTATCTGTTGGTATTAATCCTTGTGCATCAACTATATATTTTACTTGACTATTAAATGATTTTTCATCCTCATATAAACCAACAAATGTACTACAATAATGTTTATCAGGAGTAAGATAATCATTGCAATATCTAATTAAATTTAAATCATCTTGGAGTATCTTATTATATCTTTGAATACTTTTAGAATCAGTTATTAATGATTTTAATTTACTTTGAGTAATAAATCCAAAATTTGCTTCATTTTGCATTACTCTTCTACAAGCAATATAATATCTAACCAAAGCAAATTTATTTAAACTTACACCTTTTATATGTTCAAATATTTTATCAATATCAATATTATCAATCTGAATAAATTGATTTTTAGGTTTAGTTAATCCAATGTAAAATATAAAATCTATATTTTTAATATCATCAATTGTAATTAAATTATAATAAATATCTCTTAATTCAGTAATATAAAATTCTTCTATGATATAATCTTTTTTATCTTTTATATCTTTATATTTATATTTATATTTTTTACTCATTAAAGATTTAATTGCTTCTTTAATAGTTTTAACTATTGTTCTATCTATTCTGCTATCTTTACGCATATAATCAATTAACATTTTAATAGAACATATACTTCTTGAAGTAGCATTATTAAAATTTCTATGTAATAAAGCAAGTATAGTTAATTCTTCATTACTTATATCCTTACTATCATAACAACTATGTGGTAAAATAATAAAACTTTTTTCTTTTTTCTCTAAATTCTCACTCATAATTATAACCTCCATTTATTTATTATATTTATTTTTTAATTCTAATAACTCATTCAAAGCATTGATAAATTTATCTGATTTAACAAATGAATATCCTGTACCTTTATCATCATTATATTTGTAATATCTAAATCCTAAAAATGATAAAGCATCAGCTAAATATTTTTTATATATCACACGATAATTATTATTATCATCTTTCATAATTATCCTCCTAATTTTATTTATAAATCATAAAATGATTGCTTTAGCAATTATGAATATATCTTTATATTATTTTATTCTTTATACTATTTTATTCTTTATACTATTTAGTTCTTTATACACTCTGGAAGTATACACATTTTGTGTTGTGTAATTTTATTATGCAGTACACATTTTGTGTTATAAAAATTGATTCTCCTATACACATTTTGTGTTATAAAAGTCAAATATGATGATTTTCATATCACATTTTGTGTATAGGAGAATTTAATTTTATTTTGGTGTAATATCCTTTAAATCTTTTTGTAATTGTTCATTGTTCACAAAATAAAATATTAAATATCTCCTATCCCTCCTATCTCTATCAATAGAATATATTCTATGTCCTTTGTCTAATAAATAATTAGCATCATTAAAATTTCTAATTACTTGTGTAGTTTTCATAATACCATCCCTTCTCATTATTAATTTTTACTAGCATACTACTAATCACAATTATATTAACAATTTGTAGTATGCTAGTAAAAAATTTAATTTAAATACAATTGTGATTTTACAAATACCAATTCATTTTCATTGCTAAATTTTTGATGTAATATAATTCTTTGTTCTTGTGATAGCATAGAATACATAAAATCAAATTGTTTTGCATACATACTATCAATTTGTTGTCCATGTTCTATTAGTATACGTTGCCTTTGAAATAATTTTTCAAACATTTTTAATTCTTGTTTAATTTCATCATTATTCTTGATAAGCATTTTTAAATCATTTTTCATTTTTTCATAACTCATAATATCTTCCTCCAATTAGTTTTATAATTTGTTCCCTACTTACTTAGACACATAAATTTTAAAAAAGTTCCATAAAATTATTTTTATTTTTTTTCATACTTCTAAACGTATTGTAACATATTCAAAATTTCATGTCAAGCATTTTTATATTTGTATTTTGTCACTCATATATACTTTTCATAATTAGATATATAAATTTCCATACAACTTTATTGTAACATATTTTTTCCAATTTGTCAATACAATTATTTTTACAATCTTAAAAATCCATCAAAAATATCAAAATTTCCAAAAATTGACACATGCTCTAAACCCTTAATTTATAAGCATTTAGAAAAATGAAAATCATGATAAAATCTCAGTTTCATTCAAACTTTAAACACCAAAACAACCAAGATAATTTTCACTTGGTTGTTTTTTGATTATTAAATTGCATTTCCTAAAAATCCCAATATACATTCGCTACAGATTTCGACTTCATTACTATATCCTGTTGATTCTCTCACACTATAAATTGTATTTGCATAGTCACTAAGATTTAGTGATTTACCACACTTATAGCATGTAGATTTATTTCTAAACATTTGAGCATAATCTATATCAGGTATATCAGGTATATCATCAAGAGTTAATTCAAATTCATTATCACTGACAGCGACAACAGCAACAGCAGGGAATTTATATATTTTTGCCATATTATTTATCTCCATCTATGATTATTTTTGTACCATCATTACAAAGAAAAACAAATTGCCCACCAAAATCATCATCAGGTAAAATATTAATTTCATAATCATTCATATATATCTGTCTAATATCATCTAACTTAATTGCAAATTGATAATCAGTTTCACCAGCTTCTTCATAGAAATGAATCGTATTATCTGCAAAATGAGCAATAGTGGCTGATTCAAAACAAGTTACTACATTTGCATATTTAGTATTCAAGTTGATACCAATACTACAACAATTAAATCTACTTTCAAATACTTCAACAAATTCTTCAGTTGTTAATTTATTCATTTATAATAACCTCCGTTTTTTGGTTTATTTTTCTTGGTATATATTTTCTATGTGTAGAATACCATATATTCATCATATGTGTCAATATGTTTTTTTGTGATTATGATAATTTTTTAAACAAAAAAATAACCTGCTATGTAAATTAGCAAGTTATAAATACATACTTTTCAATTCTTCTTTAATATTATCTAATAAAGGTATTTGAAAATCTATAAGCATATTAACTAATACAGATATAACACCTTGAAATTTTAAATCTTCCGAAGGATGATAAAATTTCACCTGATGCTTATACTCAAATTCAAAAAACTTATATATCTCTATTTTTGTTCTATCTTCTGAAATCATATAGTCACGCAAATCTGATTCAAGAACATAGTAACTTTTCCATACTTTGTGAGATTGAATTTTCTCATCTCTAAGTATTCTTCTAGTTTGTTCTTCTGATTTTTTTATAATTTTTGCAATTTCTGGTACAGTAAAAAATGTTTCAAATTTACTTCTAGTTTCTAATTCTTCTTTGCTAAGATTTATAATATGATATTTCATTTACTATCATCACCTTTTAAAATTTTATTAATATAATAATAATACACTATGTTTTTATATTTGTCAATAAGTATTTTGTGTAGTATTAAAATTTCATTATATCATATTTTGGCGAATTTATGCAATAAAAAAACTACATAAAAATAAATGTAGTTTAATAGAAGGAAGTATATTGTTTATAACAAAAAGTAATGTTAAAATTATTGCTAATTAAATGCAAAAGCCACCTCACTTCCCTGCAAAAGAATTAGGTGACTTTATCCTCAGTAGATGTTTTCATCTACCTGCTTTGCTTTTGTCTTTTTATTATAGCAAAAACAGATAGCTTGTCAATACCTCTACTTTTATTATATATAAAAATTATTTTTGGAGGTATTTACAATGGGACAAGCTATGAAAAAGCTAGAAAATATCTATGAAAATCATAGAAATTCTATAGAAATTCCACACGTATATAATAATCAAGATAATGATGATTATGATTATTTAAAGATTATTAAAGCTAAAAGTAATGCTTTAAAGTTATATTTAACTAGAAACAATATAGAAAACATAGAAGAGGTGAATGATGTGACTTTGCATCTTGTTGAAAAAGTAGAAAACAAATTTCTTTCTATAGAAGAAGCATCTAAATATCTAAATTGTAATCCAAGAACAATAAGAAACCGCATAAATAAAGATGGTATGCCTTATGTTATGGATGGAAATAAGAAATTAGTTTCTATAGAAAACCTTGATTTATGGAAAAATGGTAAGCCTGACAGTATAGAAAATACTATAGAAACTGTGGATAACTCTAATGTAGAAGAATATATTCCTATGCCTATAGAAAATTATGTTACAAAGGATGAATTAAATTCTTATACTTTAGCTTTAAAAGATTTTACCGAAGCTATTAATTTGATTCGTGAAGAGGTGTCGGAAATAAAGACAGCTCAAATTGCAATTCAAGAAGAAAAACTATTAGAACGTATTAAAGAATTAAATGAAAAACTAGAAGAAATAAAACAAAAGAAAATTCCATTCTATAAAAAATGGAAAAAATTACTATTCAAAAATTAATTCTATTATTTTTCGACACGACATAGAATTAAACATACAAAAAAACAGAAGGGAAGTGATACAAATTAGTAGATATAACTTTCATCTTAATGAAGAATATGATAATGATATTATTGAATTTATTAAGAATCATAAGAATCAATCAAGAATAATTAGAGATATGTTACGCCTTGCATATCAAGCTATGAAGTCAATTCCTACACCAATTCCTACACCAAAAACACATACTAAAATTGATACGCAAAAAACACATACGCCTATT